TGACTGTCGGTTTGTCAGGCGTCCCGCCCTGTGATCCGGCTGGCTTCCCGCCGCCGCCCTTGCCTGCATCCCGAACCGCGTATGATTTGGATGTCGCAAGTTCCTTCGCCAGATCGGCTAGGGTCGCTCCGTGATCGGAACCTGATCCAATCATCGGCTTTCCGTCTGATGTCATCACCTTAACAGTGCCGTCATCGTGAAACTGTAAGCGGCCCATAGCGCTCGATGCTATGTCGTCAATGGCGTCTGGAATAAATCCGGCCTTTGCCAACTCTGCTTTCATGTCGCTAGATGCGCCGCGTTGCATCATTTTGCTGATCTTGTCATTTGCGCCGGTCAGCTTGCCTTCGTAATCGTTCTTCATCGCGTCCAGCTTGGCCTGCGCATCGTCTGCGCCCTTGCCGTTGCCCTTGGCCTTTTCGGTCAGGTCTGCGAATTTGGCGTCGATTTCATCCGGGCTTCCATATTTGGAATATGCGGCCGCATTGCCGCGCTCTTTCGACAGCGCCGTTTTCAGCCCCGCCACGTCCTCCGGTGCAGCAAGTGCGCCAAGATCAAGGTGGCCATCTGCTACGTGGGTTTGCAGCCATGTTGGCAGTGTTGTTGCGTCTGATACTTCGATTTTCATTGTTTCAGCTTCCCGCTGTTAAACGCGCAGGCATCCCGCCAACGCAAAAAGCCCCGCCGAGGCAGGGTTGTTTGGTTCGTGTTGTGGTTACGCGTTGCGAGGTTTAATGAAACGCCTTACCGCAACGCGCTACGACTAATTAAAGCGCGTAGGTAGTCAAGGCAAGGATTACACCAATTTTAAGCAGGGCGCAAGGGGTTAGATGCGGCGATGTACGCTTCATAGACATCAACGCCCATTGTCTTAGCCAGCAATCTTGATGACCGCATAACAGTATGCCTGACTGTTTGCTTGTTAATTCCGTAGGCCAAAGCCGCAGATTGCAAGGTGTCACCGTTAAACACACAACGCGCAACAATGTCGCGGTTTCTCTCGCGCCGGGCCTTAGCCCCAAGGCTAAAGTCCGTAAAATCAGCGGCGCTTTTTACGCCTATAGAAGTCAAAAGCGCCTTAAGAATTTGGCAAGTTGTTTCTTTTGTCATTCTAGTTTTTCATTTGTTGCTGCTTAAACCCTAGCCTGCAATTCCATCAACGGCCTACCGTTCGCCGTTTGGGACGACAAAAATATGTGGCCCGCCCCAACCGACATCTGTGTGGACAAAAATCGGACCCCCATTTAAGCGCTTGGCCTTCTCAATGTGAGCCGAAAGATCATCTACGCAATCTTTTACCGACTGCCTCACAAATTCGATAAATTTAGCCTCGTCAGTAAACGCGTTAACGCCTTTAGACCCATGTTCTTCGTGTCCGTCGCAGAATATAAATATAAAGTCAGCCATTGTTCTCTCCTTTGTTAGACCTAAACCCTAGCTTGCAATTCCATCAACGTCAACGGCCTGCCGTTTGCGTCCATAAGATCTCGGAACGATATTTTCCCGTCGCGCCATAGCTTCGCACGGCCTACGCCAAGGTTTTCGTCTTGCTCTGCAACAGTTCGCTTGGACAGCCAACCTTCAAACGACGTGTCTTGCGCTATCTGCCCATCCAGCGACGACCGCGTTGTGTCCGTCATTTCGTCAATGTCAAAACCCAACTCGCGGAAAGACTTTAGCACGGGCGCAGACGTTGATCGACAACCCCAGTGCAGATTCCCCGGACCGCCGCCCCAAGGCAGGGTGTGGTCAATCGGTTCATGCGTGCCGACGGTATATGTCAGCCCGTCACGCGCGCCACATTCGGTTGTTGTGCGCAGATCAATTGTGCTTACCCATTGCTCTGCTTTTACAATGTCGTCATTTTCAGCATAGACCGCTTGCCGCGATGCCTGTGAAACCGCCTGCGTTGCAGATCGCACAAGGCTGTCGGCATGGCTGCGCGTGATGTCCATAAAGCCCTTGACCACCTCGCCATTCTGCTTTCCGCCCCGAATACGCCGGATCAACTGCGCGTTTGTTTCGCCCTGCGCAATGCCAAGCCGCATGTTGTCCGTGAACCGCTTGAGCGTGTCGCCAGCTTGCCTTGAAAGCGTTTCTGCCACTGGTGCGCCCTGAACCAACAGATCGCCCGTAATGGCCACCAGTTGCCCGCGCGTGAGTTCGGACGTGATAAGCTGCACGCCTGCGCCGTTGTTGATTGCTGCAACAGCGAACCGCGCTTCCATGTCCGCAATCTCGCGCAGTTCATTTGCCAGCCGCTTGCTTTCGCTGCGATAGGATGCAACGATTGTTGCCTTGACCTGATCCAACAGCTTTTCTAGTCGTGCCGCCCGGCGCGATATGCTGCCAATGCCAGTAGGGTCAACCCGCGCAAGCTGCGCAACAATGTCGCCTTGCAGTGTTGCCAGAAACTTGTTCACATCACGCGCTTGCCCCGCCGCCAGCCTTTGCAGGTCCAGCGCACGGGTTTGCATTGCGTCAAGGATTTTATCGTTTGCAGATGCCATTACCGCCCCAATACTTCAAACTGTCCGCCAGATTTAAGCGTGATGTCGTTTGTGCCTGATCTGTTTTTGATCCAAACCTCCGCACGGTCGCCCTGCTGCATGGTCACGGTTGCGCCAAACGACACGTTGCTTGCCAGCGTGCCAAGTAACCCGCCGTTAATTGTCGCCTCGTATTCTGGCCCTACATTTTCATAACTTGACGTTGCCGCGATAAAGTGGCGAAGCTGAATTGATATTTCAGTATTCGCCTGCCCAGAAAACGACATAGTTCCGGAGGCCCGACCTTCAACCGCTTGCGCACAATCAGCACGCAGTCCGTTGGTGTTGGCAGTGCTATACCAATAAGGCTCCACAAGCGTCATTTCTCCCGTGATTTGCGTCAGGGTGTTTTGCGAGGTGATAGTGATAACGCTGTCTGCTACTGGAACGTGCGCAGCGCCGGGGTAGGTGTTTCCGATACCTACGCAATCTTGGATAAGCGCCTTGGTCGAGGTCGCTGGCATGTTTGGCAGGGTGTTGGATAGGGGGTTTGTGCGCAGCCCTGATAATGCAAAGCCCGCGTCAAGTAAAATGTTAGCCGGCGCAAAGTCGCAGAAAATGCCGCCGTTTGTGCCAAGTGACAGCGCGTTGATGTTAGACCGAAACGATCCGCCTAGCGTTAGATTTGCACCCGCGCGGAATAAAACGCCCGACATTGGCGCTCCCACGATAATGCTGTCAAACGCAGCAAAGCCGCCCGCCCATGTGCCGGAAAGCGTTAGCCCGTCCGAAATGCTAATCCAAGCGACGTCGCGTGCAAGCCCTTGCCTGTAATTTGCTGCAACGCCAACTGCGGTGCAGGCAACAAAGTTAACGCTGTTAAATTCTAGCGTTGCGCTGTTTTGTTGGTTGTCAATGTCTACAACCTTTGAACCCGCGCCCGTCACTTCAAAATCAAGGTCGTTTAAGGAAAGGTTGCCAGAATAAGATCCAGCTTGCGTGATAAACATTGTATAATTGTCAACGCTACTTTTCAGGCAAGACACGCTTGGCCCGTATCCGCCTATGCGCAATCCGCCTGTCGGCACAACGATTTGCGTTGACTGCATGTCAACAGTGCCGTCGATGAAATACAGCTTGTCGCTTTGTAACGTTCCTGCAAGCTGGTTTGGCGATGTCACATAGACAACCGACTGCGGGGCGGCTGTGCTGGCCGCGCTTGGCCCGCCTGCAATCATCCCGTGAAACTGTGACCCGTCTTTGCCCTTGACCTTGCCCGCGTCAATCTCGCGCCCGTCTGTCAGTGTGACGATAAGATGCCCGCGCTTATCCACGCTTGTGTTGTCAACGCCCACGCCGTCAGCGCCGTCCGTTGCTGTGGCGTCTTTGCCGTCTGTGCCGTTCGTTCCGTCGCGACCCTTTGGGCCTACTTGCCCTTTTTCCCCGGCTTCGCCTTGGTTCCCTTGGTCCCCTTTTTCGCCCCGTATGCTTTCGCCATTCTTGCCGTCCTTTCCGCTATTCCCGTCGTTACCGTTAAGGCCGCTTGGTCCAGCTTTACCATTTCTGCCGTCACTGCCATCTTGACCAGCTTTGCCGTCGTCTCCGTGAAGCCCATTTGTTCCATCCTTGCCGTCTTGCCCATCAATCCCGTCAATCGCCTTACGCGCCTCGACAGCCTTTAGCCTGTCACGCAACAGCGCAAAGCCCTTGCCGACAAATTCGCCTAGATCATTATCCATTTGCGGCCCTACTTCTTTGGCTTTGGCTTGCGTTTAGTTGTTGGCTTTTTCCCGTAATTCATTCTTCAACCACCATTCAATGCAGCAAGCGCGTTATCAACAGCACTTGGCCCCGTGAGGTCCAGCGCATCGCCCGTCAGGTCCGGCGCTTCCTCGCTGATTGTGTCCATGTCGGTTTCCGTATTCAGATCAGGACGCAGGAACCCGCGCCGCTTGCGTTCCTCATAATACGCTTCCTTTGACAATAAGCCAAGCGACACGTCGGATTGCATAACCTGCACTTCCTGCGCGGTAAGCGGCGTGATGCCAAATTCCTTGTTGACCTGCACCGTGATATTCTCCTCGGGCAGCCCAGCATAAAACGACATCCAGAACAAAGCCTGCTCAAGCGCGTCTTTCAGGTTGTCAGACATCATCGCCAGCGTGGATGTTTCTTTAATGGCATCCAGCGCCGCCCCTGTTGCTGTCTCATTGCTTTGAACCAATAGCTGCAAGCCCAGCGCCTGCATTTGGAACTCAAGGTCTTTCAGGTCAGTGCGGCCAGCGCCAATCGCCTGCCCCGAGTGTTCAACCCATGACAGCTTGGCATCAGCATCGCGCGACGTGACAGCTTGGCTTGCGCTGATAACCAGCGGTTCATCGTCACCGCGACCAGACGCAAACAGGATTGGAACGCGGGCAAAGTGCAGGATGTTGCGCTGGTCTGATTGCGATTGCCAGTGCGCAATGTTGACATCGGCCAAATCCTCAAGCACCGGTTCGCCAGTGAAAAAGCCTGTGCGCTGTGCGTAGAACGGGATAACTGTGATTTCTTCCGCGTTGGTCAAGTATTCGTCGTGCAGGACAAACTTGTCCTTAGCGTTTTTGCGATATACCCGCACGAAAACAACGCCGTCGCGGCGCGTGATAACCCTCACTTGGTCAACCGTTACCTGCGCAAATTCGTCTTGCGGGTCGTCAACGCTTATGCTTTCCGAAATACGCAGCATAGACAACGCCAGCACGTTGTTAAACATTTCTGTTTTGAATCCCAAGATATTTTCAACGCTCAAGTGGACCATGTAAGGCCGCAACCCCAAGGCGCTTGCCTGTGCGCGCGTTGTGTCACCATCGCGGCGCGGGGCATCGACCATAATGTAGGAAACGCCCGGCACAAACGCATCTTTGAACACGTCAGACGCAAAGGCGCTTAAATCCTGCCCTTGCATATTGATGTCCGTGGCAAACTCTTTTAAGCGCTCTGGCCCTTCGCTAATCTCGACAGTTTTGGAAAACACGCGGCCCGTCATGTCTTTGACTGTCTTGCGCATTCCGTTAAACAGCCAAGACGACGCAAGCCGCGCTTGATAATCCTCATCGGCTTCGGCTTTGAACTTTGGCAGGTACGTTTTGCCCGCCTTGCGCATAGCATCGGATCCGCCCATCAAGGCCCGCCCCTTTGCCGCCGCTTCGATCATTTCGGCCATAACAGCCGTGCGTTTGTTGACTGTGTCAGACATATGTTAATCGCTTTCGTTTATAAGATTGTGCTTGATGACTTCAAGGATGCCGACCGCATTTGATAATGTGACGCGGCCCGAATGGCGATAGATAAGATCGAGAATGTCATCCTGTAGCTTGTTTGCGTCTTGGCTTCCGAACTCTTTGGGCTTAAGGGACTCTGCCAAAAACTCCCATTCCTGCCCTAAGTCAGCCAATTCCTGCATTTGTTTTTTATCTTTTGGCATTGTGTCAATCCTTAAAACGGCAAAGCGGTTGATGTCATTGTTGGCTTTACGACTGGCATTTCATACGCCAGCGGATAGCCGAATGCGTCGTTCTGGTGGTCGAGGCCGGTTGTCTTATCTGGTTCGCCGTTCTTGTCATACGGCTGTTGCTCAAGGCATCGTGCTGTCTCTGGGCATGTGTCGGGGTTGACGAACAGGCGGCCCGACTGAAAGCCCATGTTGACAGCCAGCACGCGGTCCTTAACGCGGGGGTTGCTTGGCCTTGCGCGGATCGTATAACCTGCGTGACGCAGCAATCCTATGTCAGACAGCGACGCGCCTTTGCTGCTGGCGTTTTTGCCAGTCGCGTCGGGGTAGATCGTAATCGTGTGACCCTCGTATCGTGATTTTAGCGTGTCAATCATTGACGGGGTATCAACGCCGCCCTTGATTTCGTCAACGCAGTGCCAGACGTTTTCGCGCAGAACAAAGGCGCACGCGGCCATGTTGCCTACGTTGAAGTCCATGCCAAGGCGTATCGGTTCGCGGTCCCTGATTATCTCGCTGCTGCGCTGTGTCTCGCGGTTATAAGACGTGTAAACGCTGCCCGATGTCAGGTTTGTGAACATGCCCTCAATATATGCGTCGATCAGTTCAGCGGGGTACGTGGCGCGCAGGTTGTCAACGTAATCGTCGGGCAGCTTTGGGTTGCTGTAAGTCGGCGCTTGGAAGTATTCATAGCCCGGCGTTGGCTCTTTTGCCCAGCGTTCATAGACAAACCGAAAACCTTCGGGCGTTGTGTAAGCTGATACGCGGTTAAAAGGTCGCTTGATGCCTTCGGGCTTTTGCCGGTTACGCGCGACGATCTGGTTCCATACTTTGCGGGCGTTGACTGCCTTGAGCGTGTCCAATTCGTCAACGTGCGCGCGGTATGTTTCGTAACCAATAATGCGTTCGGGGTTGTCCATCGTTCGCAGGACAAAATCACCGAAGCGCGGCCAAGATGTGTAAACGATGTTTTCCGACTTGTTCCACTTGTGCGGGACGCCGATCTTTGTCAGTCGCGCGCACAGCCTTGGCGCTGTGATAAGCCGCACAAGATCGTAGGTTGGCGCATACATGCCGATCAGTGCTGTTGAACTGTGCGCGGCATCACTGATTGCCGACCAGATCATCACCTCGGTTTTGCCCGCCCCGAAACCCGCAACAAAAGCGGGGTGCTTTGCCGTTGACATTAAAAACCGCTCTTGTGGTTCAGTCAGCGTCAGGAGTATCGGGTTGCGCACGTTCAATCTCCCATCCGTCAAATAGTTCGGGAACCTTGTCAATCGGCACATCAACGGTTGCTTGTATTGGCTTTCCATATGCGCGGTCTAGCAATGAATTTGCGGCTGTGACGCGCGCAGGTTCGCTTTGTCCGGCTGTTGCTATCTCGACCAGCACGGCCAAGGCTAGTTCGACGTGTTCCTTTGCCATTGCTGCGAGGTCACGTTTTGCGAGTGATGTTGCGCCGGGCTTTCGGCCTGAATTTGCCCGCTTGCCTCCGTGTGTGGTCATCTTGAAAAACTTGCTTGTTTGGTCATTAGGCTTCCCGCCTTTGTTTAATCGTTAAAGGCATCCCGCCCATAGAAACAAAAAAGCGTCCAGTAATAAAACCAGACGCAATTAGTCACCCCAGTAAATAGCACGTTTTGGCTGTTAGTCAACCCGCCAAACGATCCAGCCCATCGCGCAGGGCTAGGATGCTGTTCGGTCTGTCGTCTGTCATTTTGAAACATTCGTCCTGCAACATTGCTGTGCGAACGCGCCCGATCTTGTCGCGCATTGCGTAATATCGCTTATATATTTCGGGATCTCCATCGCCGCTGTCAAACCCGCCCGACGATACTGCAAGGCACGACTTGCTTTCCGCAATTCCGATTTCAGCTTTATAGGCTGCATAGACCTGCGAGAAGTCGCGGGCTGCCTGCTCCTGCTGTGGTGTGATAATGCCTTGAACCATCAGGCGCCCGATCATGTCGCTTGACCTGTCAACGTATGGCCCTACTGTGTCTTTGCTTGGTGACGCCCAGTTGCCGCGCGCCATACGCTCGTTTGTTGGCGTTGCGGTATGGCTGTGACCCAATGATGCGACAATGCCCTGTGACGGCTTGTTTGCGGCCTGTGGCGTTGACTGCGCCCGCTTGTTCCGTAATTGCTGCGCTTTGGTGGTCAAGTGCTGGCCTTACCTGATTTGGGGAGGTTTTGTCGCGGCCCGCCCAAACTGGGAGGAAAAGCGGGCCACTAGCAACAAAGAAAGGAACAATGACGATCCATGCACCTAATTTGCATCATTCCCGCGATAGTGTCAAGGCTTATCAATCTCCACCATCTTAACTGACGAGCAATCAACTACACCGTCAATCGTGTTGTATGTGATCTTGTGTGTGTCTTGTTCGTATTCCATGAAGTACCAAAAGAGGTCATGCCTACCAAAGACCTCATGTGTCACAACAACAGGGTCCGCAGGCTGTACGCGGTATTTTGTGTCGTTGTACCGGCTTGAGCAATCCGTGATCTGCCACAACTTCCACCCGTCATTCCATTCTTGGACAACTGCACCATTGTGTTCGGCCAGCAGCAAAGCACCTTGAGCCTCTGGTGTCATGTCACCCCAGATCAGGTATCCGTCATCTGCGTCTGTTGATCCTGCCCGTGATACCAGTTCCCATGTTCCACTGTAGCCGTTGTAACCGCTGTTGGTTCTAGGTGCGCCTGTTTCGTCTGGGATTAGCTTATATGTTTTGTCGATCATATAATTCATCCAACTATCAACACAACGCACCGTGTCGCCCACGTTGTAGCATAGTTCTAAAAATGTCTTATTCATTGTCAGTGTCCTTTGCTTGCTTGCGTGCGTTTTGCTTCAACATGGCATATGACCTTGCCCCGAATACGCACGTTGGATTTGCTGCGGACCAGATTGACACCGACGAGGGCGACACCCCGGCTGCGATTGCCGTTTCTTTCTTCGTCATGCCCTTGGCTGCGCACTCACGGTAAAAAACGCCGATGTTTGGGTCGATCTGCGGCATCCTTTCGTCCGGTTCAATGCCGAGAGTAATGCAATCTGTGCGGATAGTGCTTTTAGATGCGCCCAGAACCTTTACGATTTCTGTTGTTGTCGCACCTGCCGCGACCAGCTTTGCAACTGCCCTGCGGCGTTGTTCCATTTCGCGCACGACATCGGCAGCGGTTCTCGCTTTTGGTTTTGCGTCGACCGCAACAGGCATTGTGGGGGCGCTTAGACGCACAACGGGAACCGCCTGCGCCCTAGCGTATGCCTTACGCGCCTCAAGGCTTGCTACGGTCGCCTCATGGCTTGTGTAATCGATTGGTGGCAGCGTGCTAAATGGGAATACGTTCTGCACTGTGCGTGTTAGGAAAGTTTGCATTATTTTGGCTCCTTTGCTTCGGTTGCTATTTGTGCGGCTTCAGTCATTTGGTCAAACCTGCACCAATCGTCGGCCGGGATCCAACCCCGCACCGCGACGTTGCCCGCTTTGACGTTTGCCCGTTCTTTGGCCTTGGCTGTCTGCTTCATTTGCGTGCCTTAATCATTGCGTCCGCTACAAGGTAGGCAACTTTGGCAACATCTACTTGACCTATTGCATCGCCAAGGCCCGCTAAAACTTGCCCTGCAAAGTAATCCCGAAGCGTCATTCCGCCGCGTCCGCCTTGCGGCATTGGAAAAGCTGGTCCGCCGTGGTCTTTTGTTGATGTCATTTTTTTGGTCCCTTGTTTGTGTTGTGGTTGGCGGGGCCGTGGCCCCTGCCGTTTATACAGTGAAAACTTTGAAATCTGCGTCTGTGCGAACCTTGGCGTATTTTGCTGCGGTCATCACCTTGGCGACAGTCTTTT